AGATCTTTCAAATTTTCGATTTTCACCCATGAAGTCACCAATTTATGATGATTAATAGGAGCACCAAACTGTCTCTTAGCTACGATTTCTCGTAGTGCGGGGACGGTTCGGTAGAACTTCTTAAACTTCTTAAATGATAGCCAGTCAAACGCAACATAATCTTGGTCCGTAATTGGATCAGGATCATAAAATTGTGTTGACTCGCCAAAACTGATTGACTTCGGAGGATATTGACCGCATTTGATCGCGTCATTAACAATATCAATATCAACATACTTCTGGATAATATCCTTAGGTCCTGTTACTAGAGCTAGATCGTCGATTTTTAATTCGACTTTCGTTTGCTTAGATAAAGACTTAAATAGATATATCTCCATATCTTGTTGATTGGGCTTTCGAGTATTCTCTAGTCCTAAACCGCCAAATCTAGTTGAAATATCAACTGATTGTGGCGTCTGTTGTAACTGTCTTTTAGAGACAGAAACAACGAGTGACTTCGGAAAATTCTCAAGAGCTTTTGTTATTGTTAAAGGCGAATCAAACTTACGAAACAGACAGTTATAGAGTCCTGTTTTCTCCACAAACCACTTATCTTTATTACGGATAACTAGTTGTGAATTAACAGTACCCCAATTTTCTGACTGAAAGTTCTTACCAATGGAGGGCTTGAGACCCATCGCAGTTGCGATTCGTTTCCAAGACCTAATAACACGATATTCATTACAGAATAAAATGTCATCACCATTGATGAGAGCCTTCACGTCATGAAGACTGTCGGTTTTTGTCGCGAGGCCGTAAGTACAAGCATTAGCTATACAAAGTATAGGAAAACTTAGTAAACTTCCCATGAGTTGTCCTCTCGTTTGTAAAACGGGAGATAATCCAGAAGAATCTGGATAACTAATGAGATGACTACTACTTTCCTTGATGATATATCGATGGATCTCTTTAGGGAGAACCTTCAATAGCTCATCAACTACTGTTTGCATTACGTCCATGTTAAGACGATCAGTCGCAGATTCATAATCACCACTGAGTAGGAAGCGTTTAGTTAAATCCAATTGATTGAGATCAATATGTTCACCCGAAGTTAATCGGAAACAACTGAAATCTTTCATTGCATTAAACATCGCTTTCTGAAGTGGTTTTAGAATCCAATTCTCAGGTAGACCTTTTGTAATCATTCGAACCTTTAATGGCTCGGTGATCGCGTGAGCTCTAACCTCAGCAATCCCTTTGGAAGGATGAATAGGGTATTCATACCCGAATCCATACTGTCCAATTGGAGCATTTACGATAGGTTGAAAAACCTTAGCGTAAATTTGCTGATCGAGAACCTCGACTGAATGGAGATGTTCATAGTAAGTGGAGATCGCATAGTTTTCTAATTCATCAAGAAATTGAGAAAAAGAGAACTGATGTTCACTCGTATGTACCAAAACATCATTCCAAGTCGTCTTAGCAACAAAGTAAGTTTGACTTTTTCGATCGTATGCTTTGAGTTCATAAGCAGGGAAAATCCTGCGCATAAGAGCTCCTCTGTTTGTTATCTTGCTAGATCCCATACTATCCGGATGATTAGAAGAAAGAATAAGAAATTCAGAATTGAACTTCTTTCCCTTTTCTTTCAGATCAGCCATAGGTAGTACGACATCAGCATTAGAACAAATTTGGATCAATTGTGCGCAATCATCTTCTTCATCTCTTTTAGTGAAAACATCATCAATTTGTGTAATTAGTTGATTTCTATAACCATCCCAATGTTCCGTTACAACGGACCGTTGGTATGCATTAGAATAACTAAAGCCAAATCGATTACTTAATCGCTTAATAAGAGCTGAAGAGATAAATGACTTTCCTGTGCCTGGAGGACCATGCAAGTGAATTACAATGGGATCGATCCTGGTTTTAGTAGCAACTCTACGAACACCACCTTTGAATAAAAGTTGGGGTTCAAGAGCCTTTCTACATCCACCATTAGATCGAGTCCAACCTAAATATCCCTTGTTAGGGGCCAAATAGGTTTTTCCAGAGTAATTCGCTTTTACGGATTCCGCAAACTCTCTAGCATATTGTCTTAAATGATCAAGAATAGGCTGTGGAGTATTACCTACAGTAGATAATACTTTTCGATGTTTTTCATAGGCACCCTGAATCATAGATTCGGGAACCTCATTCGCTAAAACTTTTGATTGTAATAAGTCCCACAAGACCTTCACTTTATGTGTCGGATTCTTGTAGTTCTTTCTTAACAATCTAAGTAAAATCGAAGGAAAAATATCGACAGCCTTCTCGTGACCTTCAGGAAGTTCCTGGCTCATCTCTTTTGAGAAGAAACAAGCCAAGGACAACTTGAAGACAACTGCCATCTGGTCAATTTCCACCTTAGCCAATTGTTGTGACAAATGGTTGAAAATGGAGATAGATTTACAGTGCACATTCATCGTTCGAAAGAACGACTCAATGCATTTAGCAAACCCATCAATTTGAAATTTTCTAGCGTTTTCGCTTGAAGCTTTCGTGTTACTCGAAGTTATAACATTCTTATGTTTTACCCCTCTACTCCTCCCTCTTTGGGGTTCGGCTGTAGAGCGCGTCGATTCATTAATGAATTGAGTAATCGGGTATACGAAGTATGAGTTGATTAGACTACACACTAAGGGTTGCTTTTTCGGTGAGCTTAAAGTCCTACATAATAG